ATCACCATACAGACCCTGCTGGCATTGTTTGATGATCTGCAGGCGTTGTACACTATTCTCTTCACTACGCATGCCCAGGGCTAGATCAATACGGATTGTTTTACGATCATTGAAGTTCATGTCGTCAAACGCTTGATAGTCTAAGAACACAGGCTTACCATCTGGGTGGTATAGCTGTGCCAGCTTTCTGACTCCATAATCATCACCATAAGCACACAGGGTGCGCCATACTAGCCAGATGGCATCTTTAAGGCCTTCAGCACAGTTTTTCACTGTGTTGTCTTGTATGATCTGATTTGGTGTCAGGGCCAATTGTAGTTTTGCTCCTGAGTTTCCTGGACTCATGACTTCAGGGTTAAATGTGTCATTGGGCTGTGTCATACCGACCATGGCCATGGTGTCACTTTGTATACGGCCCATGGCCGCATCAATAAATCTAATGTCACCCATTGGAGGTGGCATTGGGTAAATGTCTTTGGCAGGATCAAATTTTGAGTCCAGGATAAAGATAGCAGCTTCGCCATCCTGTAACATTTCAAAATCCAAGCGATCTGGTTTGACACCAATACGCGGTGTGGCTGTCAACAAGCCCAACATGATCTCACTGCGGTGTCCTGCTGTGGCATACTCCTGCATGGGCACAACTGATTCAGCTATACTCATACCATAGAAGTTTTGTGCTAGAGGTTTTGGACACATGTTGGCCACAGGAATAAACTCTACTTCTCTAGCACTAATAATATACTGTCCTGAATAGATCAATTCTACTAATTCTAGTTCGCCATCATTGTCGATGTCGTAACGATTCCAAACTGTTAAAACGGTAACTTGCCTTGCTTCTGGTTCCTGCGCACTATAACCTTGTGCAGGCAAGCCATTGATCGGCACACTATCGCGGGCGTGTAACGCAAGATTGTTAAGAAGGCTACCAGCTTGATACGCACCAACATTTGAATATTCTGCATAAATCTTAAACTCCTCTAGGTCCATGTCTGGATACAACTCATAGGCTTCTTGTATGCTCATTGGCTTGTAGAAGCCGCAGAATGGTTGTTCTTGCATGTCGATCACAGTGGGATCACACATCCAGTAGTGTTGTGCGATGGGACGGAACTTGACATTGATGGTATAGCCAGTTAGTTTGTACTTGGCTTCATAGATGGTGTTGCGAGAGATGGCATCAGCAATGGCATCTTCGCCTGTTTCAATTTCAATGTTAGGTGTAGGATTATCTAACATGCTTTCAAAGTCACCTGCGGCGCCTGCACTTGCAGCACTCAAACGACTTTCTAATTCAGCTTGTTTCTGTTGTTCTGGTAACTGATCAACAAATTGTTTTGTTTCGGCTATGACCTGTTCCATGTCCACATCGATCTTGCGACGGCTTTGGCGTAGTACACTTAGGCCACCTTCTTCGGCCTGCTGTTCAAATGCGCTGAGTTGATCTCTAGTACCTTGTGTGGTCACATAGCGTACAAACTGTTCTCTACAAGGAGCGATCAGCATTTCGCCATTCTTGTGTAGACAAGCATCCATGATCCAATGCTGTAGGATAAAGTGCGGATCATTGTTTTGGTTTATGATCTTGTGCACCATGTTGGTGGCCTGACGAGCTGCATCATCGTCCTCTTCATTGTCGGGCACAAACTCAAAATTGATCTCACCATTTTGTGCTAGACCTTTGGAGATAACACTGGTGGCATAGTCCACCACTGGTTTTACTACAGGATGGATATAATCAATGCCGTTGACTGGTTCTGTTGATTGTGTTACTGCTAGATTCAAATAGTGATAATCACTAGCACGATTGATATTGTTCTTGGTTGCAAGTAGGCGCAAGTTTGCGGCGCATTTAGCATCTAACAGGCTCTTCATTTTGACAAGGCGAGCCATTGCACCCTTGTGTCCATTTAGATTGCTGATCACAACATTTTTTAAGTCTAACATAGATTATTCCAATAGGTTATCAATTATTTAGCTTAGACCCGTCCGCCGGTAGGCGACCATGTCCTTTTCCAATCGGGCTTGTCATCTTCACGATTGACCTTGGCATACTGCTGGCGGGCATCACGGAATCGTTGTTTGGGTGATCGCCCATCCCAGGGTTCAGCTATGCCCTGTAGTGCGGCTATAAGCGCATAGCGGGCTGAGTCAATACAGTCGTCAGGATCGCTAAAGCGTCCTTGTGGATCTACGAAATAGTTCTGTGCTTCACGCAGGAATTCCACACAGTTTTCATTTATATGCAAGGTACCTATCTCCAGCATCTGTCGCATCATGTTGATACCATAGGCCTTGTGATTGGTCCTGCGTCCAGAATCATCCGGGGGATTCATAATGGCATCTGGATGCACATTGAGTTCATAGCTTTCAAACAGTTCTCTTATTGACTGTGAACTCATGGTATAGCGACCCTGTGTGTTGGCATCTGCTGGCAGCACGATGGGTGTGCCAAATACTTCAGGACGCATCAGGTGCTGTATGTAATTCATTGGATTGGCTTCTTCTGTGCCTTTCACAACGATCTGTGTGTGCAACCAGGCTTCACGCTCACGCGGTGACCAATACAGCAGGCTGATCACAGTACGATCATTTACTAGGCCCAGGTCCAGGGCTATCACACGCTCAATGCCTGTGGTGTTACGAAAGTCAAAGTCACCTGTTTTATAAGTAGGCCATGATCGTAGTTGGAACACAGCACCTTTGCCCATGACTGGTACACCATTGCGGCGTGCATCTCGTTCATGTGGCAAGTAGTCACGCTCCAGCTGTAGTCTTGTGCTTTTGAGTAGGAATGGTTCGCCCCAGGGATCATATTCAGGAACATCATCCCAGCTCACTCGTATATGGTCATAGCCTTCTTCATGGTTCCAGAACTTTGATACTAATCCATTAAGACCTTTGAGTGGAGTAAACGAGCATAACACCTGTCCCTGTGTGGTAGCAGTTCTAGTAACGATCTCACTGAAGAAATCATCTGGTGGTTGCTCATCAAATACTGCCAGGTTCAATTTGAAACCCTGCATCTGGCGCACTTCCTGTGTGTAGTTGGCAAACAACAGGTAGCTGTTGGTTCCACTTGTGTGTCGGATCTCTACACCAATACAGTTGGCACCATCCGACCGCATGGTATCAAATATGATGAGATCTCTGGGAATGGCACCGGTGCCTAGGCTTTCGCGGATCTTGACATCATTGGTGCCCAGCAGTTCATTCTGTAGAACCATGGCGACCTGGCTCCATCCTTCTCCTGCTACCATGGCAGTTATGGGTTTGGCCCAGCGTTTGCCACGCCACCAAGCCGGATATAAACCTGTCAAGTGACAAGCAGTTTCATAGCAGGTTGACACCGTTTTACCAATTCGGTTGGCGGCAAGTATGCCACGACGATCTGAAGAACCTGTGTCAAAGAATTTCATCTGATGGTCAAATGGTCTAAAGTATTTGATCTGATTGTAACGCATGTCATCGGCCACTGCAATGACCAGTTCTTGGAATGCTTGTCTAGCCAGGGTAGGCATCTGATGTATGGTATCCACTGCCAGACCTTGTTGGTCACAGGTTTCACGCAGGGCACGACGCATCAACAAGCTGGGATCAAGCATCTGTCTTGTTATCGTACATGACTGTGTTGGTAGCGCCCAGGGCCCATTTGGCATCTGTTTCCACACTCCAACGACGAGTGGCTACTCTAAAGTCTGGTCTCTTGAGCTCGGGTGGATTGCTGCTGGGTTCCAGGATCAGGAGTCTGTTGTTGGGCTGTGCGGCAAACTGTCCGTTGTCACACCGAATAAAGTTATAGCTCTTGTGATCTTCCACATCTTCTGAGAAGCCAGTATCAAGTGTGTTGAAGTCTGGATGTGCTGAGTCCACAGTAAACATGTATTCACCTGTCATCCACCCTCCAGATTTCAGTTTGAATCTGCAACGCATGCTTTGTAACTGTGCCTTTTTGATCACTGTGATGTCATAGCTAAGACAGTCCCATAACTGCAGGTAGTCTAGTGGTAGCGGTTCACCTTCTATGGGCTTCCAACAGTAGGCATGTAAGGGCAACTTGTCATACAAGGCACCATAGTTGTTGAGATAGCTTTCAATACGGAATGCTTGACCACGCAGGCTTTTGATGGTGACCCACCAGCATGGTTCCAGTTCTCCGTGACCTGACTCATGATCGTACAAGAACTCTCTGCGTACAAAACATTTTACTGGTGGCAGGTTGGCTACAATGTGACTCATGACACCACCCCAAAATTCTGGCGTATGTGATCTAGGTCACGGGCCGTGGCTGCCAGTTCATGCAGCTCCTGTGTGGTCATGCGCCAGGTGTCAGGATCAGCCACATCACAGCCATCACGCTTGTCTAGTCCTGCTTGCAAGCGTTCCATGACCAAGCGAAGACAATGCTCCACCTGGCTGGGATATTTGGCTAGGAATGCATCCTTGTGAGCTGCATTGACCTTTTGTAGGATACGCACATCGGCAGCCTGTTCAGCTGCCCGTTGTTGGCGATCCATGTTAGCCTCCCCATGGATTGTCCGAGATACTGTCATTGACCACAACAAAGTCGCGATCAATCCAGGTGTCCCATTGGTTTGACTTGTTGACCTTTTGGCGGCTCATGAATGCTTTGAGTCTGGTGCCGATGGCAGTTAGTTGTCCGTTGGACCGTCTAACGATCTGTTCACCCTGGCGTGGATCAATCCATACGATCTTTTCTGGCTGGCGGTTACCAAACTTGTTGATCTTTTCTCCCACGGCCTTCTGGGCGATTGGGCCCAGGATCTCATAGGTGATCATGCCAGTTTCATACTTGCGGAACACCACTTGACACTTTTGGTCCTGGGCTTTCCATTCTGGATCTGGATGTGGGAATGTTGAAGTACCAAAGCGATTCACCACTGAGCCTGCGGCCAGGATCTCTGGATCGGGTGGTGGTAACACTCGGAGTGGTTCTTCTGGCACTAGTTCATTACGATCCAGGTATGGATTTTCATTGCCTAGTAATTCCGGTGGAGGGATGATGCCGTTGAGTGTGTCTAAGGCAACTTGATACTTGACCCGGTTGGCACGACCTTTTAGACTCAATACTACACCGGTCTGATCGTACACAAACTTCTGTAGTTCTGTGGCTGTGGGAAAGTCTGTCATGAGACCTTCCATGTCAAACTCTACTTCAGCCGTGTCAACTGTGCTGAGTTTGACCTTGTTTCTAGCTTGCTTCGACTCTGCTTGTGGTTTGTCGTCCTGGGGTGGCTCAATGGCGCCTGTTACTTCGCCCTGGGTGGAGTCTGCGGGACCTGTAGGGGATTCAATATCCCACATGTTTTGCTCAGCTTGAGCGACTTTCTTTTTCATTGTAGTTCCTTTCAAATTGAATTCAATGTGGTAGCTGTAGAGGACAGCTACCCAACCTTGTGTTACTGATATTTATTAACTGAACTTGTTACCGCGTACATTACTAGCAATAGGCTCAAGCTTCTTGCTGACTGCATCTTTTGGTGTACGAGCCGCATAGGCATCCTGGATCAAGCTGGCAACTGGTTCACGCTCGACCTTGGCTGCGATGAAATCATCACGCTTGCTGGGTGTACCATGGTTGCCCATCTTTGGGCCTTGTGCCACATTCACATTGTCCTTGTGATACATGTTGGCTGTAGTACTGATTCCTTTGCCACTGACTGTC